ATCCACGGCCTCCGACCGAGTAAAAACTTGGGTTAATGGCGTAAGAGAAACTTCATTTAGTTCAACAGATTATCCTGACCAAAATTATACATTGGTACCATTAGGTACTGGTTCAGGAGTAGAACATACAATTGGTGCTGTAAGTACATCTAGTTATTTTGACGGATACTTATCTCATCTTCACTATTGTGATGGCTATGCTTATACGGCTTCAGATTTTGGAGAAGAAGATTCTACGACAGGAAATTGGAAAATAAAAACTGCTCCAAGTGTTTCTTATGGAACAAATGGTTTCTTTATGTTAAAAAATGATAACTCGGTTAATGATCAGTCAGGTAATAGTAATAACTTTACCTCAGCTGGTACAATTACAAAATCAGAGGATAGCCCTAGTAATGTTTATGCCACATGGAATTCACTTCATAATCATTTTGAACAAGGAAGTTATGCATATGGAAATAATCAATATACATCGGGTGGTTCAAACAAATATACTCACAATAACTCAACTTTAGGAATGACAAAAGGAAAATTTTATGCAGAGTTTAAATGGGCTAGTCCATCATCAAGGGATGTTTTAGTAGGTATTACAGACAGATATACTACAGATTCAACACATGAATTAGGACACCGTATGGAAGATAAAGGTTACAGATATAATGGAGATTTAAGATATAATAATGGTAACGTTTCATCATGGGGTGCAAGTTATGGAACAGGAGATGTTGTGATGGTTGCCTTGGATTTGGATAACAATTGCGTTTATTTCGGAGTTAACGGCACATGGTCTAATAGTGGTGATCCAACTTCAGGTGCTTCAAAAACTGGAGGTCAAGCAATCTCTGGTGTTGCAAGTGCTCACGATGGTTGTTATTATTTTGCAGCTTCAGTTTATGATGATAACTCTGCCGTTTGGCAAGCAAACTTTGGAAATGGATATTTTGGAACAACAGCAATAAGTTCAGAAGGAACAAATGCTTCAGGAAACGGAAAATTTGAGCATAATGTTCCTGCCGGGTACACGGCATTATGTACGAGAGGAATTAATAGTTTTTAAGGGAGAAAAATATGGCTTATAGTTCAATTAGTAAATCTACAGATTACTTTAGTGTAAAAACCTATGCAGGAAATAATGGTTCTCAATCTATAACAGGAGTAGGACATCAACCAGACTGGATCTGGATTAAAAAAAGAGACGGATCGGCAGATAGTTCGGTTATGGATTCAGTTAGAGGAGTTAGAAAATCTTTAACTACAAATAATGCTGAAGCCGAATATACAGAAACAGCAGCTTTATCTTCCTTTGATAGTGATGGATTTAGTTTTGACGGTTCAGGATTTGACCACGTAAATACAAGTAATAATTTTGTAGCTTGGTGTTGGAAAGCAGGAACAACATCAGGAATTTCAACAGACGGAGAAACAGATATTACTCCATCAGCTTATTCATTTAATGCTACAAGTGGTGTTAGTATAGTTAAGTATACCGGAACAGGAACATCAGGAGAAGGAGTACCTCATGGCCTTGGAGCAAAACCACAATTTATAATGATTAAAAGAACGGACACTAGTGGTGCATGGACAGTATTTACACAAGAACATTTAAATACAAGTAATGCAACTAAATTTTTTGAAATGCATAATACGGATGCTGAATCAACAAATAATAATAGATGGAATGGTTGGCAACCAGATACAGTTAATTTTTATTTAGGAAACGCTTCTGAAGTTAATGCTAGTGGCGGGACTTATGTTGCTTATGTTTTTGCAAACAAAACTGGTTTTAGTAAACATGGAAGATTAACATCATGTGGTAGTGATGATGGAGTATTTACATATACTGGCTTCGCTCCAAAACTAGTCATAATCAAACCTATTATTTCCGATGGTTGGTCAAACTGGTATATGTTTGACACTGCAAGAGATTCAAACCTTAATGATATGCCTTTATATGTAAACTTATCTACACAAGAAGGATATTATGGTGGATCACCAGCGTCAAATTATGCACAAATAGACATACTATCAAATGGGTTCAAAATTAGGAGAGACGGAAGTTGGGGTGCTGGTGGTAGTGGTGCCGAATCTATTTACATGGCTTTTGGCCAGAGTATAGTCGGTTCAAATAACACTCCAGCTACAGCAAATTAAGGGATAAATATAAACATGGCAACACCAACAACAAGAGAAACATTAAAAGATTACGCTTTAAGAGCATTAGGTCAACCTGTTATAGAAATTAACGTTGACAATGACCAGCTTGAGGATAGATTGGACGAGGCTTTCCAATACTATTCACAATTTCATATGAATGGAATAAGAAGATGTTATTTAAAGTATGTATACACACAGGCAGATTACGACAGAATCGTCACTAACGGAGACGTTGACGAATCTCAAACTAAAAACTCGGTAACTACAGCATGGAAAGAAAATGCAAATTATATTGTAGTTCCAGAATCAGTTATATCTGTCACTAATATATTTCCTTTTTCAAGTAAAGGAAGTTTAAATTTATTTGATGTAAGATATCAGATGAGATTAAATGATCTCTATGATTTTTCTTCAACATCGGTAGTTAATTATGATATAGTTATGAGACAATTGGATTTTTTAGATCATATATTAGTAGGAGAAAAACCTTTAAGATTTAATCAAAACGATAACAAACTATTCATTGATATGGATTGGAAAGAAGATTTACAAGTTGGTGAATATTTGGTAATAGATTGTTTTAGAAAATTAGACCCAGCAACTTATACAGATATATACAACGATCAATGGTTAAAAAGATATGTTGTAGCATTATTCAAAAAACAATGGGGAGCAAACCTATCTAAATTTAACGGTGTCACTATGGTTGGTGGCGTGACGTTAAATGGTGGTCAAATATTTGCTGAAGCACTACAAGACATAGAAAAATTAGAAACGGAAGTTAGAACAACGTTTGAAGAGCCTCATAACTTCATAATAGGGTAAGGTACAATTATGGTAGTAATGAATCCATACTTTCAGCACGGAGATGGGATCGGAAACGCATCCGAGAAATATCTATACGAAGATTTAATCATAGAAGGATTAAAAATATATGGTAATTTAGTTTACTATATGCCGAGAGATATTGTAAACAGAGATTTAGTATTAGGCGAAGACGTTAATAGTAAATTTAAAAATGCTTTTCCTATTGAAATGTATTTTGAAACTACCGAGGGATTTGCTGGTCAGCAAGAATTAATCAATAAGTTCGGATTAGAAATTAGAGAAGATACTACATTGATGGTATCTAAAAGACGTTTTCATAATAAAGTAGACGTTAGAACAACATTAAACGTAAAAGGTAGACCTAACGAAGGAGATATTATATATTTCCCTTTAATGAATAGTTTTTTTGAGATTCAATTTGTTGAAGATCAGGAACCATTCTTTCAATTAGGAAATTTACCAGTTTACAAATTAAGGGTTACACGTTGGGAATACTCAAACGAAGGACTGGATACTGGAGTACAAGGCATTGACGATAAAGATGAAGCTTATTCTACAAACTTATTAGTAGATAGAATACATTTAGAAGATGGTAAAGGCACTATTCAACTTGAACAAGATGATGAATCTTCAGGTAATGCTAACTTCTTAATTAATGAAAGTTATGATAGTACAAAGGTTACGGTTCAAACGCAGTCTACATATGCACAAAATTTAGATTTAGATACGGCGGCTGGCTTTGATACAGCTAGTGTTGCTGATGATGTGTTAGACTTTACAGAAAGAAATCCATTTGGGGAGGTAGATGAAGTATGAGAGACGTAAAAGGTTTAATATCTTACACAAGTAAACAAGCCAAAAAATTAAAAGATTTACAATTATTTAAAACATTAAAAAATGAAGTAGTAGCTGGTGCAAACGGCACGTTTGATTACGTTTTTAAAAAAGGTAAAAATACTGGCAAGACTCATAAGACAAAGGAAAAATAATAAATGTTCGGCACACCGTTTTATAATGAAGGATTAAGAAAGATTATTATTGCTTTCGGTCAACTATTTAATAATATAGTTATTGAAAGTAAGAATAAGGATACTGGTGCCGTATTACAAAGAATAAAAGTACCTTTAGCATATGCGCCTAAAGAAAAGTTTTTAGTTAGATTAGACCAACAAGCAGAATTAGACGACAGATCATTTGCTGTCACTTTACCTAGAATGGGTTTTGAAATATCAGGTTTATCATATGACCCTACTAGAAAGTTAACTAGAATGCAAAAGATTAAACATGAGAAAACTCCTTTGACTAGAGACCAAAGGGTTGCTCTAATGGATCAGGTAGCAATGGAAGATGACAGTGGTTTTATTATGTTAGAAGAAGCAAACGCTACAACAGGTAATGCAGAGTTTCCATTATTAGAAACATCGCAAACAACTTTTGAAGATTCTAAAAAAGCGTTATATAATTGGACGCCTGTACCATATAACATAAGTTTAAACGTATATTGTTTTACAGCAACTGCTGAAAATGGTTTACAAATAGTAGAACAAATATTACCTTTCTTTCAACCAGACTATACGGTAACAGTAAATGTTATGCCTCAATTAAAAGTAAAAAGAGACGTACCAATTATTTTAAATAGTATAAATTATGAGGATAGTTATGATGGTGCATTTACAAATAGAAGAGCAGTAATATATACAATGAATTTTACAGCAAAAACATACTTGTTCGGACCAACAGTCAGTCAAGGTGTTATTAAAAAAGTACAATCAGATTTATATGCTGATACAGATACAGTAAATACTCCTAGAGAGGAAAGAATAACTGTTATACCTAATCCACCAAATGCAGATGTGACAGATGATTTTGGATTTACAACAACAATAGAAAATTTTACAGATGGTAAAAAGTATAACTCAACAACAGGTAGTGATGAATAATTATGGCAAATTTGGAAGACAAAGTAAATGAGATTCTAGGATTAGAATCTAAACCGGAAAACAAAGTAGAAGAAACAAAAGAGTTTCAACCACCTGTGGAAAGACCAAAAGGAGAGGTTGACGTAAAAACGGAAAAAGATATTAATCAAGATTACTCTTATAGTA